GCGAAACTTGGCTCTAGCCTTAATGTATCTCAATCTGGATTAGTAAAGGTTTCTGCTCTAACGGGATCAGATGGAACAGAAAGTGTTCAGCAAACACAAATATATTGGAGTCCGAGAAACTCAAACATCTCCGTAACAACATCTGTAGATGACACGTCATACACAGCACCCACAAATGGAAGAGAGTTTGTCTCCACCTCGTTCCCTACTAACCTTCCAACAGCAAACTATGCTAAGGTGGTTCTAACAACAGATGACTCATATTATAATCCGGTTAAACTAAACGAACTACAATTAATTGGATTCTATGACTCAGTTCAGTATTCTGAAAACTCTTTAGATTTGCTAGAATCAGGAACCAGGAGAAACTTCTTTAATAAGAATTTACCAATGATAAGACAGGATGTAGAAAATGGGGCTAGGGTTACGGCAAGCACCTCAGTTATCATACTAGATCCAGTAAATGATACTACAAACACGTCTATTCCTACTGGCGGATCCGGTGCGACCACTGCTGGACCAACCCCGCTCATAAGAACCGTAGAGTTCTGGCTTTATCCAGAAACACAGGGTTATTATGTCTACTATGACGGAACTGAGCACTCTATGAGGTATTATGACGTTGGCGGATTTACTACCACAGGATTTACAACACTATATGTTGATGGAGTTTCCACTGCGAACGCTGCAACGTCTACAACCTGGTATAACAGATGGCACCACATCGTTCTGACCAATGCCTCTACGCAGATTAACCTTATTACCGCTAATATGAATTTTGGAATTCCAGCCCCCGCTGGAACACAGTCGTCTGCTAGATACCAAAATGTTTCATATTATTCACAGACATTTACAGCCCAGCAGGTACTGGCCAACTACAAGGCCTATCTCGGTGATGTAACTACAGGGTCATTCTCGGATGCCCCAGGAAGCCGTACAGTAGCAGATTCTCTCCCAAGATACTACTCAAACATTTGGAATAGCCAGACAATTTCGGTGTGACGGAACGCCAGTTGGACAAAACCTGCCCAATAACCAGTAATTTGGTACAATGATGATATGAAACTTACACCAAAGGGCAAGAAGATTGTACACGATAGTCCCGGCGATAGGTTCGGCGTTTACCTCTGGAAGATGCCAAATGGGGCCTATATCGCAGACGAGGACCGAAACTTCCTCAGCATCGCCTCCGAATTCGGAGATGTTAGGAGAATTGCTGAGTTGAGGGCGGCAGTTAAGTCGTTCGGAATTGACGAGGGAGAGCCACAGTTCTTCCCCGGTCACAGAAAGGTGAGCGACGAGGAATATGAAGAGCAGTTGGCTAGGGCCTCTGAGGGCCTTGTGCCAGACGAATACGATGTTGGCTTCTACGCTGACGATTTGAGGGATAAGGCTAATGGAAGAGGTTGAAGTATTTAATCCGAGAGACTTCGGAGTAAAGCAGGCTGGCGAGGGTGTTCAGAAGACTACCGACCAGTTCGAGGGCGGAATCTCTCTGGTCAAGTCCCTTGGCGGACTGTCCCCAACATTTAAGAAGAAGGTTACTCGCGCAGAGTCCAAGAAACTAGAGGACGGCGAGGTAACCGGATATTCTCTATTCCAGGTGAAGCAGCCCCCATACAACCTTGACTATTTGGCTAAGTTGTACGAGATCAACCCATACAACTATGCAGCAATCAACGCCAAGGCTGTTTCTGTTGTGGGGCAGGGCTATGACTTCACAGAGTCAGCCACACTGAAAGAGAAGATGGAGGATATCAACTCCAAGTCTGCTCTAGAGAAGGCTCGTAAGAGATTCCTAAGGCTAAAGCGTGAAATGCATGAGTGGCTAGATACAGTCACCGAGCCGGAATCCTTCTCAGAGGTGCTCCTAAAGGTTTATGTAGATTTCGAGACAACCGGAAATGGATACATTGAAATTGGACGTAACATTAATGGAACAATTGGATTTATCGGACATATTCCAGCCACAACCGTACGAGTTCGTGCCAAGCGGGACGGGTTCCTGCAGATTGTTGGCAAGGACGCAGTATTTTTCAGAAACTACGGTGACACGGAGACTAAGAATCCTATCGGCTCTGACGCCAACCCGAATGAAATCATTCATATTAAAAATTACTCTCCGACCAATACATTTTATGGTGTTCCGAATGTTATCGCAGCCAAGAACGCCATCGCCGGAGCAGAGTTTTCAAGCCGCTACAACCTTGACTATTTCGAAAACAAGGCTGTTCCGCGCTATATCGTTACGATCAAGGGCGGCAGGCTAAGCGAGAAGTCAGAGCGCAAACTTCTAGAGTTCCTAGAGGGCATTAAGGGAATGGCCGGTAATCACCGAAGCCTATATATTCCGATTCCCGAGGATACCGAATCTACCAAGTCTGAATTCAAGATGCACGAGGTAGAGAACGGCATTCAGGACTCTTCATTCAACAACTACCGCAAGGCTAACCGTGATGAGGTGTTGGCGGTTAACCGCGTTCCGATTACCAAGGTGTCTGTTTCTGAGGGAGTGTCCCTTGCTATTGCTAGAGATGCAGACAAAACATTCTCTGAGCAGGTAGTAAAGCCAATGCAGGATTTGCTATCGAAAAGAATTGATCGTATAATTAAAGAGCAGACGGATGCGCTCGCTATTAAGTTCAACGAGATTTCTCTAACGGACGCAGACACTCAGAGCAAGATCTGGGAGCGCCTAGTCAGGATTCAGGTACTTGTACCGAACGAGGTTCGTTCGGAACTTAACCTGCCGAGCCTTGACGGAGGCGATGAGCCTGTTGCTCTCACCGCTCAGGCGAGAGCAGAACAAAACACAACAGCCAATGGTAACAGGCAGAGGGATCAGCAGCGAAGTGGAAACGCGGCAGATACTTCGGGAGAAGCCCGTCAACCAAAGGGAGAAGGAAGGGCGCAAGCCTAATTGGAGGACAGTCAAAAGACTACGTTGAAATGTGACACGTTTCAAAGAAATATTTGGTCGGCAGGGAATTGCCAAGCCTCTCGATTCTGACGGATTCGTAATAGGCGTATTTCAGATCGTCTTTGGACTCTGGCTGCTACTCCCATTTGAGAGTTTCTCGTTCATTTCACTGGCCGGAGCCAATGATGCCCTAGCACCAATTTACGGACACCCTATGGAAACCTGGCTGGGCACTATACTAGTCTTTTTAGGGCTGATAGACATTGTATGCATCTGGTACAGAAAGTATATAGTTCTTAAAAACATGGATATCGTTGGGGCGGCATACTGGGCGTTTATCACTGCAAGTTGGATAATGACAGCACCACAATCCACAGCAGTTATAGTTTATGGATTCTTCACCCTATTTAGCATCTACGAATTCTACGTTTGGTCCGTTTTCTGTAAAGATGCCGGGTTGCGTGATAAAAGAAATCGTAGTAATATTTAAATACTATGGCAATTGAAAAGGCTTATTGGGTAACTAATGGCGACGACGTAAAGGTCGTAATGCCAATCGCCAAGGTGAATGAGGAGCAGCGTCTAGTTTCCGGCTTCGCCTCGCTGAACAACGTTGATCAACATGACGAGGTTGTGACGCTTGAGGCTTCGGTAGACGCTTTTAGTCGTTTCCGTGGAAATATCCGTGAAATGCACCAGCCAATTGCAGCCGGTAGAATGGTGACATTCAACCAAGAGACATTTTATGACGCCAAGACAGGAGCGGCATACGAAGGAATCTTCGTCACTGCCTACGTTTCTAGAGGCGCTCAGGACACCTGGGAGAAGGTTCTAGATGGAACTCTCTCAGGTTTTTCCATTGGTGGATATGTAAAGAACGCTCACACCGAGTATATTCCAGATCTCGAAAAGAGCATTCGATTCATCACCGAACTTGATCTTATTGAACTTTCGCTCGTGGACAACCCGGCGAACCAGTACGCCAACGTACTATCCATTACGAAGGTCGGTGACTCCCTGGTAGCCAAGGGTATGGCTACTGAGGTAGAGACACAGAACGTTTTCTGGTGTGGTACTGACGAGGTGGCCAAGGCCAGCGCAGACGAAATCGTCTCTTGTAGCGCGTGTGACTCCCCGATGGAAAATATCGGGTGGATCGAGGTAACTGACGTTGCCAAGGTAACTGCTGAACTTAAGAAGTTTGTGGATAATTGGACTTCTAAGTCCGTCATTACATCACAGCAAATCAAGGAAGAACTTGGCAAGGAAAAGGTCAAGCAGAACTCTGAGTTTGCAAACGAAGAAAATGTCGGAGATAATAATGACACAGCAGTTAAAAGTGAAGGAGGTGTAAGTATGTCTGACGTAGAAACTGTAGAAAAGGCTGCCGAGGTTGATGAGGTCGTAGAGCCTGTGACCGAGGAGGCTGTAGAAAAGGCCGCTGACGTTGAAGAGTCGGTGGAAGAGGTTGTCGCAGAGGAGACTGTAGAAAAGTCTGCTGACGAGACGCCTGAGGAGGTCGCAGAAGTTCCGGCGGTAGACCTTAGTGCTCTAGAGAAGTCTATTAGCGCAATCGAAGGTACTCTCGCGGAGACAGCAGCCTCTGTAGAAAAGTCGGCACCAGTATTGGATGCCGTTATTAAGACTTTGGAGTCGATCACCGCAACTGTGGCAGAGGTTGCTGGAAAGGTTGACGAAGTTGCTAAGCATGTAGATGCTCTCGAAAACGCAACTGCCACGAAGAAGTCCGGTGATGATCTAGATTCAGAGCCGGTAACAAAGGGATTTTCATGGGGTGGACGCTTCGCCAGCGCAAGTTCCATTACAAACTAAAAATACAGGAGGTGAAAATATAATATGGGTAACGAATTGCTTGAAAAGGTAATTGCCACTTCGGACGTTAGTGCCGGAAGTGGTGGTCTACTTAACGCAGAACAGTCTAGCCGTTTTATCGACTACATGTGGGATGCTACTTCTCTTCTTCCGACCGCTCGTACAATTCGTATGCGCTCCGACACCGTTGACATTGACAAGGTAGGAGTTGGAACGAAGTTGGTACGCGTTGCTACAGAAGCCGTAGACGACGGAGTTAACGCTGGTGCTACGTTCACAAAGATTTCGCTTACAACCAAGAAGTTGCGTCTTGACTGGGAACTCTCAACAGAGTCCCTTGAGGACAACATCGAGGGCAACGGTCTAGAGGATCACATCGCACAGTTGATGGCTACTCAGGCCGGTAACGACATTGAGGATCTATGCATCAACGGTGACGACTCTCTAACCAGCGATCCGCTGTACAAGGCTTTCGATGGTTGGCACGTTCGCGCTCTTGCAGGCGCTCACGTTGTTTCCCACGGTGGAGGTGCAATTAACCGTGCGGCATTCAACAAGGCTCTCAAGAACCTTCCTCGTAAGTACAAGCAGCGTCGTAACCAGTTGCGCTTCTACACGGGCAGCAATCTAATCCAGGACTACCTCTACAGCCTATCTAATGGCTTGAACGTAGACGGTGGTACTCCTGAGGCTATCGCCTCTGGTATCATCACTGGAACAGTTGCTGGACCGCAGGGCAACTCTGGTGGATCGTATCCTTACGCTTTCGGAATTCCTGTTGTAGAGGTTGCTCTACAGAAGGAAGACGTAGCAGGATCGTACTCCGGTGCATCAGGTGACCACGGATACATTGAACTAACATTCCCGAACAACAGGATTGTCGGTATCAAGCGTGAGATCCAGGTATACAGCCAGTTTGCACAGAAGAAGGACACAACTGAGTACACGATGTACACCCGCGTAGGTGTTCAGATCGAGAATCTGGACGCTTGGGTTGTTGTACGCGATGTTAAGGTTTCGACCTGATCTGTCTAAAGTGATCAGCGGGGGCGGGCAACCGCCCCCGCTATTACTTTGCCACATAACCCTCCAACTGCTATAATCTATACTAGAAACAAGGAGGTTTTAATGTCTTTACAGAAAATGAAGGTAGCCGAACTGCGAGAGGTCGCAGAGGAATTTGGTGTGGACCTAGATGGAGTCACCAAAAAGGCTGATATCATTGCAGCCCTGGCCGAAGAGGGAGTCAGCGAGGAAGTATATGCTAACTTTATCGGTGCAGAGCATGAAGAACTGCCCACGGCACCGGCTGTCCCGGCTGCCAAGAAGATTGAGGGCCCAGAGGTTGTAGTCAAGATGGAGCGCGGAAACGGAACCTTCGAGGTTCTAGGATATAGGTTCACCAGGGAGCACCCATACGTTGTTATGAGTGCCGAGGACGCCCAGGAGATCTTTGACAGGGAACGCGGATTCCGTCAGGCAACACCTAGAGAGGCTCAGGAGTATTACTCATGACAGAGGCTATTCCAGATCTTTCAGAGGCAGTTATTGATGAGCACATTGTTCTTCACAAGTACGATGGCGACTTTACAGAAGAACAAATTGCCAACGGTGAGGCCGGAGAGCCGATTGAAACCGTGGTAATTCATAATGGAGAAATCGTAGAACATCTGTTCTTGGAGGGAGGTAATTCTTAATGCCACTAGTTAACGCTGGTAGAGATTATATTGTTACGAAGATTTTCGCTGGTACGGGAACTCTATTCGATAACACCAACGCCTACATTGGCGTGGGGGACTCGACCACCAACGCAACCCCTCTGACATACACAGACCTGCAGGCAGCATCTAACAAGTTGCGTAAGGGAATGGACGCAACCTATCCTCAGCAGGCAACAAACGTCTTGACATTCCGCTCAACGTTTGGAACCTCAGAGGCGAACTTTGCTTGGCAGGAGTGGGGCATCTTCAATGCTTCATCTGCTGGAACAATGCTTAGCCGTAAGGTTGAATCGTTGGGAACCAAGCCAGGCACACAGACTTGGCAGTTCACCGCTACTCTAACCATCACCGTCTGACGGCTCTGGTTGTGGATTGGCCACCTTCGGGTGGCCTTTCCTTTTTAATAAACAGTGTGTTAAAATAGTAGCAACTAGATGTTATAGTAGGCATCGAAAGATGAACCGCCGTACCTAGGCACATATTCATGCCTGGGTGCGGCTTTTATTATGAAAGGAGAAAAATGTCAACCTATCAAGTAAGTCAGAACGCTATCACTCTTACCGGAACAACCGCTAAGAGTTTGATAGAAATTGTTCCTCCCGCTACAGGTGACGCTAAAATTAAGGAAATTGGGGTATGGTTTAAGGGTGTTACTACCTCTGACGTCCCCGTCCTTGTAGAATATGGAGTGGACATTGCCGGTGGTGCTACAGCAACTGGAACACAG